GAGATCCTCAAGAACGATCCGAACTACAAGCAGGGTTTTCCGGATCTTCTTATTCTGTTTGGACAGAAGTGGGTTGTCCTTGAAGTGAAAGCTTCTGAGGATGCACCATATCGTCCGAACCAGGAATGGTATCTTGACAAACTTCGTAACATGTCTTTCTCAGCGACCATCTATCCTGAGAACCGTACTGAAGTTCTTAAAGCACTTGACGATTTCTTTTACGAACCGAGTTGGGTCTAGAAGATCAACTGATGCGATTCAACAAACACCCAGAGCTGGATGGTAAGCATTCCTTCCTCTCCCCTAGTCAATACCAGTGGATTCGTTACGATGACGATAAGATCTACGATCGCGTTGAAACACAGATGGCTTCCATGCATGGGACTCGTCTGCACAACGTAGCCGCAGAGCTTATTTCTTTGGCGATCATGCAGATCGATAACGGTACGACATTTAACACATACGTTAATGACGCCATCGGATTCATGATGAAGTCTGAAGTACTTCTCATGGCAAGTCCTAACGCTTTCGGTACAGCTGATGCTATTTCTTTCCGTCGGGAACGTCCCGATGACAAGAGGCTCACGCTTCGTATTCATGATCTGAAAACAGGTAAGGGTAAAACCAACCTTGATCAGCTTCGTGTGTATGCAGCTTTCCACTGTATCGAATATAAAGTTAATCCGAACGACATCATCATTGAGCTGCGTATTTACCAGAACGATGAGATTTACGCTATCAGCTCTGAAGAGAACACTGAAGAAGGTGAGAACCTCAGAGCTGATGTGTTGACGATTATGGGTCGAGTTGAACATTTCGACCGTATTATCGTTGAGCGTAAGATGGAGATTCTTAGTGCCTTCAACTGAAAATGGTTGGCAGTTCTGTTTCTGTGATCGCGAGCCCCAGACTCACGTACACTCAGCTGAACTTGGATGTATTACCCTTAACGTTTCTTAAACCATCATAGGGCCTCTCGGTAATTCATACTTGAGGCAGCTTGATAAGGAGAAAAATGGAAAACATGGAACCCACGCTCGACCTGTTCGATCGTCTGTTCTTTGCTAGTGACGAGCTCACCCATGAGGGTGTTCTTCGTAAGTCGGGTAGATATCCTTGGGGTTCAGGAGAAACCCCTTATCAGCGAAACAAAGGTTTCCTGCAGTATGTGGATGACCTTGTCAAAGGTGGCATGAGTGAGGCCGAAGTCGCCAAGGTTGTTTGGCCTGACGACTCTCGCAAATCCTCTTCTGACGTTCGTCATCTGAAGTCGATCGCTAAGACTCAGAATCGTGAAGCCGATATCTCTCAGGCTATTCGTCTGAAAGAAAAAGGAATGTCTAACGTCGCCATTGGTGAGCGTATGGGTATTCCCGAATCTTCGGTCCGATCGCTTCTGAATCCTACACTTCGTGAACGCAACAACATTATCAAGGCTACAGCTGATGAGCTGAAGTTTATGATGGGTGACGGATATCTCGACGTTGGTAAGGGTTCTGAGAACTACCTCAACGTTGCTGAATCCAAAAAGAAGGTCGCTATCGCGGCGTTGGAAGAAGAAGGATATAAGATCTTCTACGTTCCTGTCCAACAGCTGGGCACAGGAAAGAATACCAACACCATGGTTTTGGCACCTCCTGGAAGCACCTTTCCCGACGTTGTGAAGAACCAAGACAAGATTCGTTCTGTCACGGGCTATTCCGAAGATGGTGGCCGTAGTTTCAAAAAGGTCCGTCCGCCTGTCCATATGGATGCTAAACGTATTTCCGTTAAGTACGCAGAAGACGGTGGCGACACCATGGACGGCGTTATCCAGCTTCGACGAGGTGTTGACGATCTTTCTTTGGGCGGAGCCAATTACGCTCAGGTTCGTATTGCCGCTGGTGGTACTCACTACCTCAAAGGTATGGCTATGTATGGTGACGATAAAGACTTCCCTCCTGGGGTCGATATTGTCTTCAATACAAACAAGGCTAAAGGTACTCCCGTCTTTGGACCTAAAGATAACACGGTCCTCAAACCCATTAAGAAAAACAAGGAAACCGGAGACAACGACGATGTCCTCCCCTTCGGTTCTATTGTTCGACAGCGTGAATACGTTGATTCAAAGACTGGTAAGAAAAAACTTTCACCTTTGAACATTGTTGGTAACGATCGTGAAGATGCAATCTCTGGTCAAGAGGGTGGTTGGAATGAGTGGTCTCGCAACCTCTCGTCTCAGATGCTTTCTAAGCAGAGTCCTGCTCTCGCTCGTAAACAGCTTGGTATTACCTTTGATGCTAAGCAGGCAGAGTTCGATGAAATCATGGCTTTGTCGAATCCGGCCGTTAAGAAGCAGCTTCTTAAGGAGTTTGCTGATGGCGCCGATTCTTCTGCAAAACATCTGAAGGCTGCTGGTCTTCCGCGTACTCGTAATCAGGTCATCCTTCCTATCAACTCTTTGAAGGACAACGAGATCTACGCACCCAACTATCGTGATGGTGAGACAGTCGTTCTGGTTCGTCACCCTCATGGTGGTATCTTCGAGATCCCGGAGCTCACGGTCAACAACCGTAACCGCGAAGCCAACCGTGTGATTAAGAATGCTGCTGATGCTGTGGGTATCAACTCTCGTGTTGCTGCTCGCCTTTCTGGTGCTGACTTTGATGGTGACACTGTTCTGGTAATCCCGAACAATGGCAAACAGATTCGCACTAAGGGCTCTTTGCCTGGCCTTAAGAACTTCGATCCTCAGGCAGACTACAAGATGTCTGATGGTCGTGGTAATGGTCTTACGGCTAAGGGTAAGCAGAAGCAAATGGGTGACATCTCTAATCTGATTACAGACATGACTATTAAGGGCGCTAACGACAACGAGATTGCTCGTGCTGTTCGTCACTCTATGGTGGTTATTGACGCTGAGAAGCACAATCTCGATTACAAGCGTTCTGCTGCAGACATGAACATCACCGAGCTTAAGAAGAAGTATCAGTCTAAGGACGATGGTTCTAAGGCAGGTGGCGCCTCTACGTTGATCTCTCGTGCTAAGTCTACGCAGTATGTAGATGAACGCAAAGACGCATCAACTCTTACTAATCGTAACGTGGACCCTGCTACAGGTAAGCGAATTCATTCGTACACTGGTAAAGAGTACGTGATTACGAAGAAGAACCTGCGTACAGGTGTGGAGACTCAGGAGACTGTTCGTAAGCAGACGCGTTCTACGAAGATGGATGAGGCTGACGATGCTCGGTCTTTGATCTCTGACAAGAACACGGCTATTGAGAATGTCTATGCAGATCATGCCAACAAGCTGAAAGCTCTTGCTAACTCGGCTCGTAAAGAGTACCTTGCTACACAGCCTCGTCCCTATAGCGAAAGCGCTAGGAAGACGTACGCCTCTGAAGTAGAGTCTCTTAACAAGAAACTTCGTATAGCTCAGATGAACGCCCCCCGTGAGCGTCAAGCCCAGCTCCTTGCAAACACTATGATCTCGGCCCGCCGTCAGGCAAACCCCGACATGGATAAGGATGACCTTAAGAAGGAGAAGGCCCTCGCTCTTAACGATGCACGTGAACGTGTAGGCGCTAAGAAAGATGTGATTCAATTCACACAAAGCGAATGGGATGCTGTTCAGGCAGGCGCCATCACGAACAACAAGCTAACGGCCATGCTGCAGAACGCTGACATGGACGTTGTGAGACAGCTTGCTACACCTCGTGATCGTACTGTCATGAAGCCTGCGAAGATCAACCGAGCCAAGATGCTGCTTGCTAATGGCTATCCTCAGAGTGAAGTTGCTGACATGCTAGGCGTGCCTGCATCTACACTTAACGACGCCCTTAAAGACTCATGAAAGGAGGGATGATGTTAGAGCCCATTGAAGACGTGATGCTCACCACGATTGACAATCCATGGAACCCGTTCACTCACTATGACGAGTGGTATGCGTTCGATGCCCAGGCTAACTACCACACCCCCTCCCTCCTGGCACGGGTGACGACAAGTAGCAACGAGTTGAGTGATTACGATCAGGAGCGCGACATCGTTCGTGCCATCGATGTGATTGTTTCTGAAAACGTTTCAGGAATGCATCGCAAAGTATCTCGAGAAACTTTCAAAAAAGTTTCTTAAGAAATTCTTTGCTAGGGGGAGGGGGGTCTCGCGAAAGGACCCCCCTCCTGCATCGCTTCCCTATTAAAAAATGCTCCGGGGGTATTTTTCGAGGGATGTTTTGGCCTCCCGTTTGATCGGACGAGGTCTATCAATCCAGTCCGGGGTGGTGGCGCCGGGTCTTCCGTCATTGGGCGCCTTCTTCGGAAGTTGGAAGAGAACACTAACACCCACAATTGCTTTCCTTTTTGGCTTCATGGCTTACTTAAAGTATGCCATTACAAACGATGACTTGTAGCACAACTGGCAGTGCGCCTGGTTCTGGACCAGGAGGTTCTTGGTTCGAATCCAAGCAGGTCAGCTTTACAAGACTCCTCAGCGCGATGCTGAGTAGACACCCGCGATGGGTGTTGAGTGAAAGGGGCGGCAATGCCCAAAGAGTATGTTAACTATCCAGACCCTGCTGACATCCAAGATCTTCAGACTTGGCTCGACATGCCTGCTGATCAGATCGATGGTAAAGTCGGACCGGTGACTCGACGTTTCTGGAAAGAAGAACTGGAAGATCCCGAAGCTCTTGATCGAGAGTCGAACAACTA